TTGTTTACAACAGATCTATTACAAACAGTTATCATTGACACCTAAATCGGCTTATATTAAGTCTGACAAACTTAATTATGTTCAAATCGGTTTACCATTGATTGAACTTGCAACTCAGTCTGTAGTTGAACATGATTGGACAACACAAACCACATTGTATAACTTTTGTGTAACTTTATATAACAATTTGTTACTGTTATCATCACTTGAGTTTGCTGTGGAAATTATTAGAACATCAAAATCACTTATCGACATTGATAGAATGTCATCATACATTCAGGACACTTGTTGCCACTCTTCCGACTCATTTTTCAAGGAGCAGTGTGTACCAATTTTAAAACGTGTGCAAATCAGTATAATGTGTGAGGTTAAACAATCTGCAGACGTAGTTCTTTCTTCTATCAATCAAACCGATGTCAACATCTTTAAGAATACTTGTGCAATGTTGAATTTGGTGAGTGATATAAGTGAAAAATCAAAATTTTGTAATGTGTTACCACGTATCAATTTTCAAGCAAATTGGTTTGATGATATAATGAGTGTTCCACGCTCATTATCAAAAATACCAAATATTGTTGACCGTGTTGACAACGTTACTACTAACATTGATACATTAATAAATGATAACCGTGACGCAATTGTCAAGACGTTTGAGTTAGGTGGTTTATTGTCTGACAATGCATCTAAACTACTTGAAGATCCTATATCATTTATTAAAGATTTGTTGGGTATTAGTTATGAGAACTTAAAGAAAGTTGCCCCATATGTTGTACCCATTATTTGTGTGATACTTGTTAAGCTATATTACGATCTTGAATTTAGTTTTGATATAGACACAGTGCTTAAGGTTGTGTTGACAGCAACGTCAACGTTCGGTTTAACAACAATCGTAATTAAATTTATTGATTATGTTAACGATAGTACTATTAAGAATCAGGCTTTTGAAGGATATGCGCCTATTATCACACTTCTGTTATCTTGCTTTACCTTCGCATTTTCAAAGAAAGAATCTATGATCAAGTCAATAACTGAAGCATTGGCCATTCCTTTTAAAGCTGGCGATGTAGCTATCTCTGCATTAAACGGTTTTCTAAAGATATTTGAGCTAATAAAGAATGGTATTAATCCATATGAATCTGGTATCACTGGTAATGTGGATTACGACCAGTTCGTTATAGCAAAGAATAAAATTTTGGAATTAGGTGATGCAGTTGTCGTTGATG